AGTTATAAAACTATATGCTTTAGTTCCTGGTTCTACTATTTCATCAAATGGTTTAAACAACCAACGACCAATAGTAACTGTAGGAGCAACACCTGCTGCTTCAAACTTAGCTCTTCTCTCTCCTTGAAACTGTACTCCTGTTTCAGCTTTCTTTCTTTGCTCTTCATAAATTTGAGGACCAAGAATATTATCTATAACAAACTGTCTAGCATCTGCTGGACTTACTCCAGACTCAACTAAGTTTTTATATTCATCTGTTGTTGTTGGGTCTGTACTACCTAAGAATATTCCAGTACCTATGTCGCCACCTTTAAGTGCAGGCATAAACAATTCTGTTTCAGAAGCAGCTGTAGCTTCTTCGTGACTCATACCTTGTTGTCTAGCTTCTAAGTATCTAACTTTTTCTGGTAGTCCTTCTTCCCAAGCTGATTGGAAACCTAAAAACAATCCTCGTAAACCTGCTTTGCCTTTTTCTTTAGCAAATTTACCAGCTGTCTTTAAAGCACCGAATCCTTCTTCTTCTTTAATAATTGAATCTTGAATAACAATCTGTTGTAGTCTTGGGTCATCAGGTGAGATGTTTAAACGAGCAGCTCCTACTACTGCACCTGGAGGTAATGTAGGATATTTATTAGCAATAGCTGCTGCTTGTTCTGCCATCTCTTTTGTAGCAATAGGAGGCATATTAGCTTTATCTTGGAGTTTCTTAGTTGTTTCATCTTCAACAATGTCACTATCAAATATTGAATATGACATTATCTCAATAATCTAGCTAAGTTTATATCACCTGTTAATGCGTACATCTCTACGATTAATTCTCGTGTAGTGTCCATCTGTTTTGGCTTTCCACCTAACCCTGCTGTTACTGGTTCAAACTCTCTATTAGTAGGAGCAAAAGGGTTTAAGTCTAATTGCTTTTGTGCTTGAGGGTCTACAATTTTAGAAACACCTTCAGTAACTATTTCATTTTTAACTACTGGTGTTTCATCTATAAAATTTTCCATTCGTTGTTTTTGACCATAAGGAAAACTTTGAGCATCAGATTGTGCTACATAATTACGACCTGCAGGAGGAACATTAAGTTCTGTCTTTTTTACTTCTGGACCTGTTTTTCCAGTAAACCTACTCATTCTTCTTCCTCATCATAGAAAGCAAATGTTGAACTAATAATCATATAACCAAAAGGAAAAACCATTGGAGGTAGTTGGTCTGTATAAATCTTAGGCTCATTAAAAGTAGCCTCTAACAATATATCATCACCATTCTCATCAACATCAAACAACGAATTATGAACTATCTCTGCAAACTTCTTATTGAACTCCATTATCACACTGTTCCTTGTAGTACTTGAGCTATGCTAGGTGGAGCTCCTTGTGGTGGCAAGGGTTGCTCAGCACCTAGAATAGCTTGTTCTTCAACAGTGACCTCTGGCTCTTCAGCTGTATAAAACTTATCTAAAATATTTTGCATATCTCCTGGATTCTTTCTTATCTGAATTACAGCCATTGTTGCTTTAGGGTCACCTTGTTGTGCCTGTGTTAAGAGAGTTTCAAATAAAATCTTATCTGCTTTCTCTCTAGCAATTCTTTCATTAACTCTAACAATGTTATCTAAACCATCAAGGTTTTCTTGTAGAGTTTGACTATCAATAATACCAGCATTAAGAAGTTGCAGCCCTGTAACTATCTTCTGTGGTTCATCATAACCAGCCATAGCACCATAGACTCTTCTAGTCTTATAGTTCTTTGAAATATCTCTAAGAGGTTCATAAGTTTCTGAAAAGAATTTATTATCTTTATATCCAGATAATTGTTTCTTCTTACCTGGGTACATCATCTCATCCCACTCAAGTCTTTTAGCATCTGTCTGCTCTATAGCATCAGCCATAATGGTATGATATTCTCTAATCATTAATGACATAGATGCACCTAGTTCTTCTAAACCTCTACCAGTAGCAAAGCTAAGTGGAGATTGAGAATCATCAGTTACTGGATATGCTCCACCAACTCTAAGCTGTCTTTCTATTCTGTCTATCTGTTGGAAAATCTGATAAGGAACATTTGATGCAGGTTTAGAAACCTGTGTACCAGGAGCTAAATAGTTTACAGCAAATCTGCCTTTTCTATATTGTCCTGATTCAAGTTCACCTGAAATGTTTGTTTCTGTAAATACGGCATCTTCCATAGCAATAATGCTCATAACATTAATCTTTGCCATAGCTGCCATTAATCCAATTATTTGGTCATACTGTCCTTGTAGCTGGTCAAATGAAAATTTCTTTGCTACAACGAAAGCAGGACCACTTTTAAGTGGGTTAGGAATAAAATCAAATACTGTACCTGATGACATATGGAATATATAAGTTCCTTCTTCACAGTAATATTCTGATATTAAATCACCTTGTCCGTTTGAGTTAGCCCAAGAACCTGCATAAGAATCTGTATAAGGTGAAGCTGAACCACTACCAATAGATAATCCAGTTCCCATATCTTTGTCATAAATTTGTTTTTTAAATTCTGGATAGACTTGTGCTAACGCATCTTTAGGAACTCTACGAACTATAGACATTTCCTTTGGTTGTTGGTCTGCACCAAAATAACCAGGGAAACAGTTGTAAGGATCTCTTAGTTCTGCACAAGGATAAGGAACTCCATTAGCATCTTTCTTTTCTCTAATAACCCAAACAGCAAAACCATAACCAGGTAGCCATCTACCAACTTGTGGCATTTGTATATCTAGTCTTTGGTTCTCATCATAAGCAGATATAATCCTTGACATCTTCTCTGCTTTTTGTTTGGACCTTTCAGAATCTCTATCGTTTGGAATATCAATCTTTAAATTTGGAATACGACCTATTTTTTGAGCTAAGTGTTCTAGTCCTGTGGACATTAAGTTAGGAACTGGTACTTGCCAATCTTGAAAACCTTTGATCTGGTCGCCTAGTAAAGCTAGGATTCCTGAAGGACCACCATTCATTATGGAACGAATACGACCTCTTGTTGCATAGGCATCTTGGTTATCGTAATGTAACTGCGTTATTTTATCTTGTAATTCACTTGCGTTCATATTAATTCCAAGGAGCTTCGTTTATTTCGCTCAAATCCCATTCTCCAAAGCTAGGTTTATAATCTAACCCTACTTCAGCTAGTCTTTCTTTTTGTAATCTCCTTATGACACGCATTGGAAACCAACTTGCCATAACAACATCACTCTTATTATTTCTTCCAGTTTGCCTACTAGCACCTGTTGAGAAATAAATTAATTGTCTACGATATATATTACTCTTTGTTTCGCTTTCTGCACTACCATAAGGCAAACTAATTAATTGTTCCTTGAACAATTCTCTCATACTTCCAACACCAAAGATAGGATCAAATTTATTTTTCTGTGTCTGATGTCCTTCTAAGTAAATACCTACTCTTGTCGTATAGTCTTTTAAATCTCTATCTTGTCTAATTGCTCTTTGAAATCCGTTCTCCTCAATTACCCAATGAGCTAGATGATACTTCTCATACCATTTCTTAATAGTTTCTTTTGCTTGTATTACTCCACCACCTTCTTGATTTTCTATATCTACCATATACATTTTTCCTGTTTCAGTATTTACAGCCCACAAGAAACAAGCCTGATAACCAGTAGAAGCTGGATCAAGCCCTGCAATAAGTTGTGTGTTAGCTGGTATGTGTCCAATACTTCTATTTACATCTCTACATAAATCTATTTCCTCTACATCAAACATTGTGATTCCATCAACAAAGGCTTTATTCAAATACACCATTTCAAAGATAGCTTTACCACCTGTGGTTTCAGCTGAATGTAACCTAGAGCGTAACCATTTGTAAGTTCTCTTACTTGCCCACAACATACAATCTTCGTGTAACTCTATATCGTTTTCTGGCAAGACACACTCTGTACTATGTGCTTCTTCTACGATTGTTTCCATCTCTGGGTTTTCTAAAAGAAAGTTATAAATATCTTCAGGATGCTGCCTTGAGCCAATAACAACAATAGCTGTATGTTCCTCTTTTCTTGAAGAAAGAGTTGTTGTCCACCATTGTCTTGTCTGTTCTCTTGCACTTGGTTGAATAGTTGTTCCGTGGTCCTCAATGTCATCAGCAATAATCAAATCGCAATCTCTTGAGAGAATCTTTCCACCTTTACCTACAGCTACCATTGTTGGA